ACTAGTTCTACGAATATAATCTTCTCTTGCTGACATTATCTTAAATTCATTCTACTTGGTTGCGGTTCCTCTTTTTCATTTAAAAATTTTAAGGCTTCTCTCATTCTGTATTCGTCTGTTATTCTTTTACGCATGTCATCATAATCAAATCCAAACATAGGTAAATCTCCTCTACCTCTTCCTTCAGTGTATACTATTCCTGGTCCGTACTCAGGAAAAGGAATCAAGCCAGGATACATAGGTCCTGCAACATCTGCCATTGTAGGTCTACGATTAGGATTGTCTCTTGGTCCAATAAAATTAGTTGAATACTGACTCATAATACCTGCTTCTCTGTTAGAGTCATCAAACGGCATTGGTCTGTCTGGCGACATAACTATGTTACCATCTTTGTCATATTCATAAAAAGCACCTACGTCATCATCCATACGTGGTATGTCTATGTCTCTTTCACCAAATGTTTCAGCGTCTACAAAAAAATCTTGTTGTGGGTATGGTGTACCCATTCCAAAAGTCTGTGCTGCGTAGTCTTGCATTTCTTCTTCGTCTGTATCTGCGGCACCAGTAATACCTTTCTTATCCATCATATCTTTTCCAAAATTAGATATGTTGGATAAAAAATTACCACCTGCTCTTGCAGCTAATCCTAATAATCCACCACCACTTGTGTAGTCCATGACTGCACTTGTTATAGGATACATATTTCTATAGGCATCAGGTGCAGATGTTCTAAGTGCTTCACTTTGATTTGCAAATTGACTTTGCACAGCAAGAGGCGACATACCTTGTCTTTGACCAATAGTATATTTATCTTGACGATTGTATTGTCTTCTTGCGTCTTTGAGCTCTTGCATACGTGGATCGTTCTTCGTAAAGCTTGGTGCTTGCGATTGCAGCTCCATCATACGATTGTAGTTCTGCATCTCCGGCCCCTGATTAAACGGGGTCGGAGTGTTTTTACGTTTTAAATATTGTGATCTTGCATCCATTAAATCGCACCGATTATTAGAATAACTGCTAATGCAACAACACCAGCTTTGATCCAATCTTTAGCTTTCCAGTTGTTCCATTCTTTGAGCCATGCCCAAATATCTTCTAGTAACTTCATATTACCTCCTTTTTTTATTTTTCTTCTTTGCTTTACTCTTAGCAGAACCGCCTTTTTTCATAGACATTTGTTGTCCTGTTTGTCGAGCAAACTTTTGTGCCTGCTGCGCACCAGCAGATGTGTACGGAAATCTTGTCATTCCTACCTTTGGCATAGTACCTCCTAATGTATTGTTGGATTACTGTGATCTTTATAGATCTGCATAATCTCAGATTGATAATCAAAACTATCTGCAACGGCTGCAAACATTTCTCTTGTTTGCTCAGAACCTAAAGCTTTCTCATACATGTTTCTAGTGACTGCCATGAGTGCACCACAAACCTGTAGATAATCGTCTTCTTTTTTTATCTCACTGTGAGCCGCTTCTTCTATTTTAGCCATCGCGTCTCTAAGTTTCGTCAGTAGCTTTTTTTGTTCTTCCATTTTGATTTGCGTTTTGTTTCATAGCTTCCCTTGTGTTAGCCATGTTCTCTTTCAATACTGCCATTGCTTCAGTAGAATCTTCTCTGTTAACATCAGCTGCAACTCTCATCAAGTCTATAGTTGTGTTAGCTTCTAACTGATCTCTTTGTAGATCTAGTTTTTCTGCATCAACCATCATATCTTTTTGTAGTCTAGCCTGTGTTTCCATAGCTTTCAAGTCAATTTCTTGTTGTTTTAATTTAACAAGAGGGTCTTGAGCTTCTTTGCTTATTCTAGCTTCTTCATCAGATGCTAATTGTTTTGTCATTTGTGCTTCCATCTGTGCTTGTTCAGACGCTTGTTGATTTACCAACTGATCCATCTGTGCTTGTAATTGTTGCATAGCTTGTGGATTCTGCTGTGCTTGTTGCATAGCTTGTTGAAGTTGTTGAAACTGTTGAGCATACTTTTGTTGCATTTGCTCAGACACTAATAAAGATATGTGCTCTGATACGTGAGCTTGTAACATAGCGTAAAGCTGCGGATTAATCTGAACCATTCTTGTAAACATAAACTCTGCGTGTGCAGCGATGTGTGCTTGATGATCTTGCATCGGAAAAGGTTTTGGATCTTTACCACGCATTGCAGAAGCATTCTCCATTGCTGGTGACATTGGTTTTGGTAAATCAGGATCTGGTCTTAGTATACCTTCTACATTGTCGACACCCATTGCATCATACATTCTTCTGTATGCTTCACGTAAGTTGTGTAACTGTGGTGCAGCAGTTGCTAACTGTAGCTGTTGTTGTGCTAGTGTAACACGCTGTGCCATAGAAAATATATTAGGATCTGATACAGGTAGGATATCTACTCTATTATCAAAGTCAGCTGATTTAATCATTTGGTTGCCACCAATAACCATGTACGGATATTGTGGTGGCAGATACAGTTGAAATACTTTTGCAAGTAATTTAAATTCTATTTTTTGTGCATAGTGTAATCTTTTGTGTATTGCACTCATGACTTTTGTGCCACGTTCTATCAATGCTAGTGTTGTGCCAACAGGGTTCTGTTCATTACCTTCACCCATCTTCATGTCTGCTATCGCAGCAAATGATTTACCTGCATCTACAGCAAAACCTAATAGTTGAAACAACACAGCTGATGGCTCTTTGTATGGCAACATCATTAATGATTCTTTTATTGATTGTCCTGTTACGTCTACATCCCTAAACTCACCTGGTTGTAATGGTTCGTCATGATCACGTATACGCATGCCTCTAGCTTTAAAACCTGCTGGTAGATTAGCAAGAGTACCTGCATCAATCAGTTGTCGCAAAGCGCTTGTTGCAGTTCTTGATAATCCACCTAGCATGTGAATCAGACCAAATCCATAGAAGCCTAATCCTGGGAGGAACTTGTAATGTACGAAGTATTGATTCTTCATAAAGTTTGGATCGTTCTGTGCGTAGTTTCTTTTGATTGACAATATCTCTTGCGAGTATTGATCAATAGAAACAATGTAAGGTAATTTTACACCAGACGTATCTTCAAAACCTGGTACATCAGCATTGATATGCATTTCTAATATTATGTGCTCATCATCTCCAGAGCCATAACTTTTTTGTGATCCTTGTAGATCGTCTATCTTATCGGCAACATCGTCAGTATCTACTTGTCCAGTAGCTAGTTCTATGTCACGATAGAAACCTTGTAGTTGTTGTTTGCGTACATCATTACCACTTGTTTTAATTACATGTGTAATTCTATCTGCTGATTCTAAATCTGTTGCCATGTAGTTTATTACTAAATCTTCACCTGCAACAAACTTTGCACAAGCACGTTTCATCAAACCATCATAGTAAACTTTTTTAAATGCAGAACCGCAAAGAGGTAAATAGAATAATAGCTGATCCATGTCAGGATCGTATTCTTGCATTACCTCTGTGATTTGATAGTTCATAAATTCTTGTACACGTTTAGCCTGATCTTCTACTTCAGGTGTGGATAATCCTATTACTTGAGTTCGTACGGGGCCGCTTGGGGGGAGAAGTTCCTTATATGCTTGGGCTTGAAACTGTGTAACAGATTCAGCTAATAAGGGATGTACGACCCCGGACGCTCCTTCGAACGGCTGTGTTCGGTCTTCATACTTGAAGCCTAACATGTCAAGACCCTTGATGTAGGTATCTTCCCAATCTTTTCTTGAGTCTTTATCCGCTTCGAATTCTGCTAGTAGATCACTTGCGAATCTACCTAATTCTTCTTCATCAATGTATTCTGCTAAGTTAGCATCATGTGGTATGTTTGCTTTATCTATTGGTGCGTTTGGATCTAAGTTTATTTCGGCACTGCCGTCTTCCATTAATTCAATATCAGATTCAAATTCTACACCTTTAGGTGTTACCTCTATTTCTTCACCAGTTGGTTCTATGTCCAATGCACCTGTAAGTGCTTCTAGTGCCTTATCTATATTATTTTTATTATCGTCAGCCATTTACAGCTAATCCCCCTCTCTTGTATGCTCCTAGTCCTTTGCTAATTATATCCTGTGCTGCAGGATTATCTTTAATTATCAAGGTAGGAACTTCGTAAGCCCTATTACTGCCATCAGTTATAACAGTTTTCATAAACTTTGCACCACTTTTCTTACCGACCTTTTTCATAGCACCCTGTGCTATTGGGCCGTAAGCTGTGATATTACCCATGTAGTCTCTGCTTCCTTGTGATGTGCTTAGATTTTTTATCTGTGGTGTAGATATGGATATACCATCATAACCACCTTCTTGTGCAACTCTCAATGCATATTTCATAACAAACTCGTTGTAATCCTCTGTTTTACTGTAAGGTCCTTGAGGTATGTCACTAGTTTGTCTGCTTTCTCTTAATCTTTTTCCTTCATCAGCAATAATTTTTCTTACCTTTGCACGTTCTCTATTTAATCTAGCTATTCTAGTTTGTATTTGTTGTGTCTGTGGTAATTGTAACAAGTCATCTATTTTTGCTTGTATTAACATCATTTGCTGTTCGTTAGCACTTTGACTTACGTCCTCTGCCATATCTGCACGTGGGAAATATTTTGATTGTCTTACATCATCTTGATAAGCTCTTGTGCTTGATATTGGATCTCCTCTCATTACTTGTTCTGCTTGATATTTTTTTACTCTTCTTGCTGCAGCGTTTACTGGTTGGTGCATATCAGATTGTATTTCTTCTATGTGTAGTATTCTTCTACCAAAAGCATCTGTTCTGTCAGACGAACGCATGTGTACAAAACCACCTGCACGTTGTGAAGATGTTAAACCAAAATCATGTGCATAGGTATATGTGGGTTCTTTAGTTCGCACTGAACCAGGTTTGTGATTGTACTTAAATAAAAACTCACGGTAGTTAGATCCACCACTAAGTGTTTGTTGCCCCCTGTAAGTTGCTTCTCTTGCATAATCTTTAAATCCTGCAAGTCTTACACCTGATAGTTGTGCTATTTCTTGTAATGGTTCTTTTAACTCAAACGGAAATTTTTGTGGAAACCCTTCTGTAATTGCATTTGGCACACCAAAGTTTTTTTGAACAGAGTCTTCTATTTGTCCTACTATTTTTAGTATACCTTGTTTATCATTATTACTAATGGCTTCACCTAATGGATTTACTCTAAGTTGTAAATCTCCCAAAACATTTCTTAATGGTCCAGGTCTAAATCCTTGTAAATCTGTTTTTAACATATCTTGTAAAGATCTACTAGTATATCTTGGACCACCACCTAAAACTATAACATCAATTTCTGGTGCTAGTTTTTCATCAAAATCTTTTACGATATCTGCTTTAGATAATTTGTTGTTAGCGTTTCTAGATAAGTGTGTTGATAGTTGTGTATCATTTAACTCCATGTCTTTTATAGGATTGTGTTTTGCAAACGGTCGTTTTAAATATGCCAACCACTCTGATCCTTTTGCAGTTTCAAAAGGTGCATCTATTAGTTTTTCTCTCGATCCCCAAAACATTGCACCAGCTGTATCATCTGCTTGTGGTTTAGGTGTATTACCCACAGACAACATGTTTGGATCTTCTTTGGCAAACTTCATTGCATCATCATATGTTTTAAAATCTTTTACTGGCAATCCTGCATTGTCAAAAACTGTAAAAGGTTTAGGATCTACTTTTCCTGTTATCTTTGGTGCAAACTCTCTTAGTTTACCTATGACCTTTGGTGCTAGTTTCTTTACTATGCCACCTACAGCATACTCTTGTGGATTCTTTCTTATGTATGCCACTATCTCATCGTGTGTTGCATTTTTTGCCAATCCACCTTTTTCATATCTATAATATGCATCCATTACTTTGTTGAAATATCCAGGTGTAGAATCACCACCATATTGACTTAAAGCTTTTTGATAATCACCATCGTAATGATCT